TCCGTATTTAGAAGGGTTTCTTGCTAAAGGAAAATATACTACTCCCGAAGGGTCTGGGGATATTGACCAAGGCGGAATTACCGGCGGCGGGATGAATTTAAATTATAGATTTAAAAAAGGCGGTAGCACCAACTGGATCGCCGGGGCTATCAAGAAGCCGGGGGCGCTCCGTGCCTCCTTGGGCGTCAAGGGTGACAAACCCATCCCTGCGGGTAAACTTGCTAAAGCTGCTAAGGCTCCGGGGTTGATGGGCAAACGTGCGCGGTTGGCGCAGACGCTGAAGAAATTCAATGAAGGCGGTAGCGTAAACGAAGCGGGTAACTACACCAAGCCGGGGTTGCGTAAGAAGATCGTGTCTCAGGTCAAAGCTGCTGCCACGCATGGAACTAAAGCAGGGCAGTGGTCAGCCCGCAAGGCGCAGTTGGTTGCCAAGAGGTACAAGGACGCTGGTGGCGGATACAAAGACTGATGAAAGCTCCACAGCAGTCGCTTAAAGCGTGGGGGGATCAGAAGTGGCGCACTAAGTCGGGCAAGCCGTCTTCCAAAACGGGAGAACGCTACCTGCCAGAAAACGCCATCAAGTCCCTTTCTTCTGCTGAGTATGCGGCCACCACCAAGGCCAAACGAAAGGGCAAAGCTGCGGGCAAACAGTTCGTAGCCCAGCCCAAGAAGATTGCCAAAAAAAACGGCAAAATTTAGGACTTAATAATGACTACCTCCGCATCTCCCCCGACTTTTAACCTCAACCTCAACGAGTTGATCGAAGAGGCGTTTGAGCGGGCGGGCGCGGAGTTGAGAACTGGTTATGAATTTCGGACGGCCCGGCGCAGTCTTAATTTGATGTTTGCCGAGTGGGCGAATCGCGGGATTAATTTGTGGACAGTCGAGTCAGAAACGGTCGCCCTCTCCCAAGGGCAAGCTACCTACCCCCTCCCCGTAGACACCGTTGACTTGATGGAACACGTTATTCGTACCAATGCGGGGACTTCGATTCAATCGGACATCCCGGTTTCGCGCATCAGCGTTTCGACCTACTCCAGCCTACCCAATAAGACCGCGCAGGGCCGTCCGATCCAGATTTACATCAACCGGCAGAGCGGGGCTACTGAACCCAGCGGCGTGCAGCATCCGACGTTCACGCTTTGGCCCGTGCCCAACGTCTCCGGCACCTATCAGCTTGTGTACTGGCGGCTTCGCCGAATGCTGGATGCCGGGACTGGCGTCAACACACAGGACATTCCATTTCGCTTCCTACCTGCAATGGTGGCGGGGTTGGCGTACTATGTGGCGCTTAAGATCCCAGAAGCAGCGCAACGGATTCCTATGCTTAAGCAGATGTATGACGAGGCTTGGCAGCAGGCATCGGATGAGGATCGTGAGAAAGCGGCTTGGCGAATTGTGCCGCGTGAGATGTTCATCCAATGAGCAATAAGTTTACATCTGGCCGGATTGCTATTGCCGAGTGCGATAGATGCGGTCAGAGGTACAAACTGAAGCAGTTGAAAGAGTTGGTCATTCGGACAAAGAAGACCAATATTTTAGTTTGTCCGACTTGCTGGGAACCCGACCACCCGCAGAATTTGCAGGGGCTATACCCGGTAGAAGATCCCCAAGCCGTGCGGAACCCTCGCCGGGATAACACATACATTGTGTCTGGGTTGAACTATTTGGGCGCTTTGGGTGAAGGTAGCCGGCAAATTCAATGGGGCTGGAATCCAGTAGGGTTCAGTGGTAACAGTGCGCTGACACCAAATGATTTAGCGGTGGTAGGTGTAGTAGGAACAGTAGGAGTAACTATCTCATGAAGAAGATGAATATGGGCGGCATGGCCGAGCACATGCAGAAAGAACACGGGATTAAGCCGGCGAATAAAGCACCGGGGTTCAAAAAAGGCGGCGCTACCAAGTGCATGAAGAAGGGTGGCCCGACTGGTTTGGAAATGCGGAAAGTGGGTCGCAACATGGCCCGTGCTAACAATCAGCGGGGGCGGTAATGGCTAAATTCAGCATGAAGCGTGGTGGTAAGGAGGTAGGCCCAGCGTCGGTCTACGCCGAGCCGCATACGATGACCGGGAAGGCTGTGAACGCTAAAGATTTCACTGGTCGCAATGTCAAGCCGATGCCTTCTGACTATATCAGCGTGGGTAATTATTCCACCGTTGATTTTGATCAGGCACCGAAGAAGCAGACCATTAAAATCCGTGGGTGTGGTGCGGCTACCAAGGGCACGATGGCTAGCGATAAGATGGGCTAACAGATGAATTATTCCGAGTTAGTGACGGAGATTCAGTCGTATGTAGAAAACGATTTTGCTACGGCTGACATCAATACGTTTATCGAGCAGGCTGAACAACGGATCTACAATTCTGTTCAGCTTCCGGCTATCCGTAAAAATGTGACTGGATCTCTGACTATTGGAAATAATTATCTGACCGTGCCCACCGATTGGCTGGCGACGTTTTCGTTGGCGGTGGTGGACGTTGCTGGAGAGTATCGGTATCTACTCAACAAGGATGTGAATTTTATCCGTGCGGCGTATCCGACGACGACGGTGGCAGATCGTGGGCTTCCTGAGTATTACGCTATTTTTGACTCCAATTCTTTTATCCTTGGGCCAACCCCGGATTTAGCTTACACCGCCGAGCTTCACTATTACTATTACCCTGAGTCTATCGTCACTGCCAACACTACTTGGCTGGGTGATAATTTTGACTCCGCTCTTCTTTATGGCGCGTTATTGGAAGCGTACACCTACATGAAGGGTGAGCAGGACGTACTCGTGATGTATCAGAAACGGTACGATGAAGCGATGGGGCTGTTGAAACAGCTTGGTGATGG